CGGCGTCATACGTATAGGGGAAATCGTCCACGCCATACGTCCCGAGCGGATAGCCGCCTTCTTCGTCGGATCGGGAGAGCGCCCCGATCACCTGAAGGAACGGCGCGAACAAGGGAAAGATCCGCGTCACGCCATCCCCGTAATGCCGTTCGTCCGCGACCTCGGACGGTCCACCGGGTCCGCAGGAGAGGACGATCTTGTTATACGGGGTCCGATCCGAATCGCGCCACGTCACGTCGTGACAATGCGGGGCGGCCTCGGTGAGCGCGACGGGCGCGGTGGTCGTCCCCGGAATGAACATCCGGAGTTGTTTGGCCGGATCGATCCGGACCACCCACGTCGTCCGATCCGAGAGTTCCCGGAGCGCGTCGGCCACGCGTTTATTGGTCCACGTAAACGCGGCAATCGTCGGCCCTTCGGCCTGACCGGGATCGAGCGTGATCCCGTATTGCGCCAGATGTTCGGTGACCAGATCCGCGAGGACCTGTTTCAAGGTCACCGCCACCGGATAGACCTTCGTGGAGTAACACCAATCCGCGAACGTCATCCAGTCGCCCAGTTCCAGCGTCAATTGATACGTCGGATCGTAGGGCGTCCGTCCCTGGAAACTCCGCTGAAGAATCACGCCGCCAAACAGGGGCGTGATCCCATCAGCCGCGTAACTGACCACCTCCGCGAATCGCGCCGGCATCAGATCACCCACGACCACGGACGCGCGAGCGCGATCATTCAGGGAGACGGACGTGGAGAAACTATCCACCGCGTCCGTCTGATCCACGCCGTCGATAGTCACGCGCCACACGGATCAGACTCCGGCCAAACTGAGTTCGCGCGGGATGTATTTGATTTGATTCCGGGCGACCTCGCGGCCATCGAGTTTCGAGACGACGGTGATATTGATCGGACCGCCGCTGCCGCCGCCGACGGCTTCGCCCTCGGGGATGACGCGCTCGCGCCCGTGGAGCGTGACGTGGGTCCCCGCGCCCCAATCGACGTATTGTCCGTGGGTCCCGCCCCACAGGCCCGCGCCCGGCGGCGGCTCATCATGCGGTCGGGAGACGCCGTCGGGATAATCGAATTCCACGGGGATCCGGATCGGATCCTTATACGCGCGACGGATCCCGTCCGCACCTTCGTCGGCGGCCTTCGGGAGATCCTTCGCGAGGAGATCCTTGATCTCCTTCAGGATGTCGACCACGGCCGTCAGGCCTTTATCCTCGATGTCCGCGAAGGCGACCTTATTCAGGTCGTCCACCTTCTCGCCGTTCTCATCGACCAGTTTCCCCGTATCGATCAACTGCTGCATGTACGGTTTCAATGTCTCCGGGAGTTTGACCCCGGACGCGGCCGCGCGTTGATAGAGTTCGGAGAGCTCATCGGCCATCCCATCGAGGACGCCATTCAGATCCGCGCCCTGCTCAGCAAGGAACCCGATATCCCGCGCATACTGGAGCGCCGTCTCCGTCAGTTTGGCTTCCGTGAATTTGTCCCCGAGGGACGAGAGACTGATCCCGTATTGCTCGGCCTTGGACTGCATCGTTTGCCACGACGGATCCGCCGCCATCCCCTGTAACTGACCGCGCATATCGTCGGTGAGGTCCTTCGATTTCAGGAGTTCATCGATCATCGGCCGGAGATTGGCGGGCGCTGTCTCCCCGAACGCCGCGACGGCTGGCCCGAGTTTGTCAAAGCCCGCTTTCAGATTCGCCGCCTTGAGATCGGCTTTCTGGAAGACTTCCTGCACGTTCCCGAGCGCCTGTTTGAACGCGTCAATATTCCGTTCCCCGAACGCGAGCGGCGCGAACAGATCGTGTTTGCCCAACGCGGAGAGCCGCGCTTCCAGCGCCTCCATCCCGCCGACGGAATCGGCGAAGGCGTCCCGCATCTTATTGATGTCTTTGCCCGCCTTCACCGCCGCGTGCCAGCCGGCCGCTGCGCCGACCACGCCGCCGACCACCGCACCCACGGCCGTCCCGAAGCCAGGCACGACGGATCCGACAATCGCGCCCGTGGACGCGCCGGCGGCGGCTCCCGCGAGAGCGCCCTTCGTCTTCGATCCGGTCTTGTAGCCCACGTAATTCCCGACGGCGTAGCCGACGCCGGCCCCGGCCGCCGGTCCGGCCAACGCGCCCAGACCAGATCCCGCCGCCGCCCCCGGCAACGTACTCGCGCCGGCCCCGGCCGCGCCGGCCCCGGACGTGGCCGCGCTGACGCCGGCGCTCGTTCCCGCCTTGACGCCCGATCCGATCAAGCCAGAGAACGCCTGCGCGTAGGCGCTTTGACTCCCGAGGATCGCGTCCAGGGCGACTTTCAAAAACTTGTTAATGAAGACGTTCAGGAGATCCGCGAGGATGTCCGTCAATTTCTTTTTGAGGTTCTGCCAGATATTGACGAAGCCATCGGAGAACTTCTGTACGCCGGTGATCCCGGCCGCGAACGTATCGGCCAGTCCGGCGGTGATGGAGGGGAAGACGCCACTCGGTCCGACGAACGCCGATTTGATCCCGTCCGCGAGGATCTGCCATTGGGTGGGCGGCGGCGGTTTGAGATCCTTAAAGTCAATCGCGTTCTTCTTCAGGATCGTGAACAGTCGCGCCGTCCCGCGTTCGTCTCCGATGATGTTATTGAATCGCGCGTATTCGTCCGCCAGTCCGGCCACCGAATACTGACCCTCTAACTGTTTCAACGTCAACGCCGGCGTCAGCGCGAGGAGCTCCTTCGTGGTGTCCTTGACGGGAATCAACGCGCCCGCCAGCGCGAGATTCTTCGTCATGATGTCGTGGAGCATCGGCGGCACCTGATAGCCGGCCGCGACCCACTTCAGCGTCTGTTCCGCGACTTCTTCCAGACTTTTTTTATTCAGTCCCCCGAGTTTGATCGCCACCATCACTTTGGCGTTGATCTCCGCGATCTGATCCGCGACCCCGGCGGCGGACATCGCGCGGCCCGCCTTCTCGATTTCCTCCGCGTGTTTCTTCGCGGCCTTCGCCGCCTTCTCATCGACTTCCGCGCCCGTCGCGACGGCCGTGGTCCGCGCCCGGACGGCCGCCGTTCCCTGCCGGACGAAGACGGCGAGCGATTCATCCTGTCCGGAGAGATCCTTCGTCCGCCCGGTCAGGGCCAGATACGCGGCCGTGGTTTCGTCCACGCGGGCTTTATGGCCTTCGATCTCCTTCGTCAGTTTGGTGAGCGCGTCCACCATCTGGCTGGCGCTCAACGTCTGGAGACCCCGGACGTGTTCGCGACGATCTTCGGCTTCGCGGAGGAGCGCACCCGCCTCCACCATCTGCGCCCGGGCCATCTTCTCGGCTTCGGCCATCAAATCTTTCCGGGCCCCGAGTTGCTCCCGGAGCGCCCGCGTCAGTGCGTCCGACTTCGTTTCTTCTTCTCGGAAACTCTCCACGGAGAGCCCGCTCGCGACGGCCAGGGCGCGAGTCGCCGTGTCCAGTTTGATCGTTTCTTCCTTCGTCAAATTCTGTTTGGTCTTCAGCGCGTCATAGGTGGCGAGCGCGGCGGCGAGCGTGTCGGTCTGCGCCCGGAACCCCGTCGTACTGGCGCTGAGTTCCTTCTCCAGATCCGACTGCGCCGTGACGACGGCGTAAATCCCGGTGGCGAGGAGCGCCAATCCGCCGATGATCGCGACGATGGGATTGGCCGCGAGGAACGTCAGGACACTCCCGAACGCGGTCGCCGCGATCCCGCCCTTACTGAACGCACCGACCAAGACCCCGAGGCCGGAGGTCATCGATCCGAACAGCATCAGCAGCGGACCGGCGGCGGCGGCGATGGCCGCGAACGCGAGGATCGCGGTCTGGAGTCCGGTCGGGAGGGACGTAAAGGTTTTCACCAGCGATTCCAGATACGGCACCAGTCCGGCCACGGCGTTCGTGACGGTCTTCAGGACCGGGAGCAGCGCCTGACCCAACGTGATCCCGACATCCTTTAGGCGATTCCAGAGGATCGTCAGTTGGGCCGCTGTCGTCTCGTAGCGTTTCCGCGTCTCCTCCTGGAGCGCGTTGTTTTCCTGCCACGACAGATTCGCGTTGGCCAGATCGCGGGCCAGCAGATCGCCCGCGCCGGCGAGACGCATCATCGTGTCTTTGAGGACGATGTTCTTCCCGATGAGCGGCTCCAACGTGGAGGAGAGATTCCCGCCGGCCGTCTGAAGTCGGCCGAGGCCTTCGATAAATTTCTGCGTGGCTCCGGCGGCGTCCGTTTCAAACGCGCGTTTGAATTCCGCCGCGCTGACGCCGGCGACCTTCGCGAAGCCGGCGAGCGCCGACCCGCCCTTATCCACCGCATCATTCATCTTCAGGAGGACGCGGCTCATCGCGCTGCCGCCGGCCTCCGCGCTGATCCCGACACTCGCCAGACTGGAGGAGAACGCGAGGACTTGTGCCTGCGTCAGGCCGACCGTATGGCCCGCGCCGGCGATCCGGGCGGCCATGTCCACGATTTCTTTTTCCGTGGACGCGCCCGCGTTCCCGAGGGCGACGAGCGTGGACGCGAACCGATCCGTATCCACGCCGGCTGCGCCGAAGATGTTCTGAATCCGCGCGATGGAGGTCGCGGCTTCGTCGGCGGTGAGATTGGTCGCCGTCCCGAGGCCGGCCATCACTTCCACGAAGCCGGCGATCTGCTGTTTCGGGACGCCGAGCGCCCCGGCCGACTCGGCCAGTTTATTGATTTCGTTGACGTTGACGGGGATGGTCTTCGCCAGATCGCGGAACTGTTTTTCCAGCCCGGCGAATTCCGCTTCCGTCGCGTCCACGGTTTTCCGGACGCCGGCGAAGGACGACTCAAAATCAATCGCGAGTTTGGAGGCCGCGCCCCCGAGCGCGAGGAGCGGCGCGGTGACGCCGACCGTGAGCGTCCGCCCGACGGCTTCGGCCTGCGCTCCGATCTTCTTCAGATCACGGGACCACTCCTTCGCGGAGTCGCCCGCCCGTTTCATCGCCTTATCGAATTCGGCGGTATCGGCAACCAGCAGCGCCCGGAGCAGACCGACAACGGCACTATTGGCCACGCGTTACTCCTTCGTCCGCTGACGGAGCGGAATCCCGAATTGGGCGCTGAGGATCGAGAGCGCGGATCGCATCTTCGCCACCTTCCGGACGGGCGATTCCGGGAGCGGATCAGCCGCGATCAGATACGTCTGGAGCGGCGGCACCCGTTTTTTGGTCGTGGCCGCCGCCCAGATCGAGACGGCCAGATGGGCAAGTCGCGCGTCCCGATTCGCCTGATTCCGCCGACGCGCGTTTTCGGCGGCGAACTCTCGATACAGTTCCAGGGGCGTCAGCCACCAGAACAGATCCGGACTCAGGCCGATTTCGCGCGCTTGGATATAGAGCCCGGCCCAATCGTACCAACCGTCACCGGCGGCGTCTCCGTGGGCGTCTGCGCGTTCGCCGCCGCCGCTTTTTTTATCAGGCCTCGATCCCGTTCGTCGGGCTGGGTCGCCGCCATCAGATCGTTGATCTTCTTCAGGACGACGGGGAGCCCACTGATCCCGCCGAGCTCATCGATGATCGCGTCTACGTCGGCTTGGGTCAGTTCCGGATGATGCCGTTGGAGCGCCCCCCACACCACCGCGCACAGATATTCGATGTCGCCCCGGATCGCGCCGTCCATCGCTTGGACGAGCGTGACCCGATGTTCCGGCGTACTGACCATCTTCTGGATCTGGCGGAGTCCGCCCATCCCGAGGGCAAGGCGATACCGTTTCCCGTTGACCTCAAGATCGACCTCTCCCCGTTCTGGATTGGCCATCGTGTTCCCTCATCTTCCCGAGACACGGATTCCGGATCGGTCCCGGAATCCGTGACTCCTGTTACGGCAGATCGGCGGAGAAATCCCCGAGCGGCGTAATCTCGGCGGTAAAGCCGACCTTCGCATCGCCAGTGATTTCGGACGGCTGGAATTTCGTGACGACGCCGCGAAACGGCCACTCCGTGCCGGGCGATCCGTCCGTGAGTACGATCTTGAAGTTCGCTTCCTTCCGCGTCCGCCAGAGCGCGATCAAGCCGCCGTTCGTATGGCCGTCGCCGCCGGCGTTGGACTGCGATCCGTGGGTGGGTCGCCAGTTCCCGGCCAACGCGAACGCGCCGGAATCCCGGAGCCCGGCGAGTTTCTCGCGATGGGCTTCCGGACTCCGGAGGTGCGTCTTCTCGATCACGTTCGTGCTCATTTCTCCCGGCGTGATCGATTCCAGATCCGCGATGGCGGCGAACGTCTCCGGAGACGCGCCGCCCTGGCCCACCAGTAACTGGACCCCGTAACCGGTGAACGCCTCACCGGGATAGTACGTGTTGGATACGTCAGACATGAGCCCCTCCACTTTCAAACCAGATCACGAAGTCCTGTTCCACGCGGACCAGATGTGTCTCGGCGTCGTAGCGTTCGCGTTGTTCCACCGCGTGAATCGCCGCGATGGGAATCCCGGACAGATCGCCCTGAAATCCGGAGAGGCCGGACGCCGATCCGCTGGTCAGATCGCCCCGGACGGCGTCAGCAATCGCGTGGGCGTTCGCGTAGGGATCGCCGTGATGTTCGGCTTCCACGGTATCGATCTGGACGCGGACGCGACGGAGCGCGACATCCCCGCGTAACTGCATCGCGGAGATATGCGAGATTTCGAGAAGCCGGATCGCGGGCGCGTTCAGACTCTGCGGGAATCGCAGGGTATAGATCCGCCCGTCCACCCACGTCGTCACCGCCGGCAGCGACAGGAGCCGTTCCCGGATCGCGGAGAGGAGCGGCATCATGCGGTGGCCTCCTCCTCTGGCGCGAACGCGCCCCGGCCCGCGTTGGCGTCCTCCAGGAGACGCCACAGGCCGTCGCGGAGAATCGCGAGGGATCGATCCGTGCCGTAATCAAACGCCGGCCGGAGGAACGGCTGGGCGCTGTGGCGGACCGTCCCGT